AGGACGAGGGAGCGGACGACACAGACACAGACACAGACACAGACACAGACACACTCACACATCCTGCTGTAACCAATCAAACACAACTGGTTGAACATCTAAGAGAAATGATCAATCAAAACTACACCACAGAGCAGATCCTACAACTGCATCCAGAACTGGCACAACTATTCAATAACGACACGCCAGCAGAGTAATGGCCCGCATCAAATTCAAGGAAATTGAATAAAGATCAAAACCAAAAAAACTTGGTCGCCACAAGAAGAGGTTGAACAAGAGCGAAAAGCGTAACTACAAGAAGTATAGAGGACAAGGACGCTAATGGGAAAATATGTGCCAGATAGAGAATTTATTCACGGTTTAGAAAAAGAACTGCGTGATATCATTGACAGTTACAACTACCATATTCATATGTTTGAACAAAAGAATGTGAAAAAAAATGGAAGAGAAGCAAGAAGATTGTTGCGTAAATTAAAATTATTGTTACCAAAACGAATTAGAGAAATTATAGATAGAGAAGCAAAAATTATAAGACACAAACACCAAGATGGATATTTTCATTAAATGAAAAAAATTAAAAATTATTACTTTCCTAATTGGGACACACATTTTGAAGAATACTTCAAAAAATATGATGAATATCAATTGAAACAAAGAGTTGGTGCTTTGACCTTTGTTAAACAATTTAATCATGCTGTGGATATAGGAGCAAATGTGGGCACTTGGGCAAGAGATCTTTGTGCCAAATTTAAAAAAGTCACAGCATTTGAACCTGTGCCAGACAATAGAGAATGTTTCAAAAAAAATTTAAAAAAACACGACAATTACACACTGCATGATGTGGCATTGAGTGACACAACAGGACCCAGCAAATTATACATTGACAGTAGAAGTTGTGGCAATGTGGGGTTGTCTAAGGAAGGTGTAATTGCAGGTCCAACCAAAAATAAACCTTTGGTGTCTGATATCTACGAGATAGATATTGAATTGAAAACACTGGATGAATACAATCTCAATGACATTGACTTTGTTAAGATAGATGTGCAGGGCAATGAAATGCGTGTGCTTCAAGGTGCTGAAAAAACTTTGAAAAACAACCAAGCAGTATGGTGTTTAGAATTGCCCACAAGAACACCTCAAGAAATCTCCATCAAAAGAGAAATTGTGATGTTCCTTGGAAAATTCAATCTAACTGAAAAAGCAAGGTTTGGCAAAGAAACAATTTTTACAAAATACAATTTTGGTGCTGGAAGACCACCACAGTAAATGGGCATAGGTGATGATCTCATGTGGCGTGCTGAAGCATACCACTATTCCAAATCAATCAATAAACCAGTGGCACCTTACAGACAAGGTAGAAAACAATCCACACAAAAACCTGTATGGCAACACACACCTTGGATACATCCATTGGGTGTGCCATTTGAAACACATCCTGTGAATGGCAAGAGATGGTATTATCAACACAGACCCTACAAACCCAAAACAGCACCTTTTGAATTCACACCAGAAGAATTAAAATGGTTCAATGACAATGTGGCACATCATAAACCATACATTGTGATCAATCCTGATTATAAAATTAACAGTATGAGATATCCTCTCAAATGTTGGTATGGTTGGAATGAATTGATAGAAAAATTATCTGATCACACACTGATAAGATGTCAAGCACCCAACAGTCATCCTGTTGATGGGTTAAACAATATTGAAACCACATTTAGACAATCCATGTTAATCATTAAATACAGTGTGTGTGTAATAACCACAGAAGGTGGATTACATCATGCCGCTGGTCATCAATCAGTGCCCAGCATCACAATATATGGCAGTGCAACTTCACCTTTCAGCACAGGTTATGACACCAGCAAAGAAGTGGTAAGATTCACTGACTGTAATCCAGATGGATTTGGACATTACACAGAACACGAATATTGTGAACAATGTGTCCAAGCAATGAAAGACATTACACCAGATGAAATAATAACCAAATTGGAGGAAATACTATGCCCGTAACAGGAACAGGTGCCATAGGTGGCATAATTGGAGCAAAAATCAAAAAAGGAGGAAGTCAAATGAACAGAGGAAAAAGAAAAACCATGTCTAAAGGTAGAAAATCATCTACTACAGGCAAGAAGAAGAAAAGATAATAAATAACAGCATACTACACAAGTAGGGAGTAGAACTCAACTCATAAACCAAGAGGAAATATATGAACGCAGAAACACAAGCGGTAAAATCACAGGACACTGCTCCTGTAAACCAAACGCAGGCAGACACACCACAAGGTGAAGAAACTAATACTCAAAAATTCGATCAAAAAGATGTAGAACGCATCGTTGGCGAGAGAGTGGCGAGGGAGCGTGCCAAATACGAGAAAAAGTATTCAGGCATAGACTTGGATCAATACAATCAATTGGTTGAAGCAGAAGAAAAACGCAAACAGACTGAATTGGAAAAAAGAGGGGAATTTGAAACTTTGTTGAAACAACAAGCAGAAAAATTCAATTCTAAAATCAGTCAGTATGAGTCAGAACTGCAATCAATCAAGATAGACGGAGCATTGCTTACAGAAGCATCAAATGCCAAAGCAGTTAATCCACAACAAGTGGCACAACTGTTAAAAGGACAATTGAAGTTAAATGAAGCAGGCACAGTTGATGTGATAGATCCAAAAACTGGGCAAGTGCGTTATGATGATAACGGCACTCCTTTACAAGTCAAAGACTTGGTTAAAAGTTTTCTTAACCAGTCACCATGGTTTATGTCAGCAGGTCCAAAAGGATCCGGTGTTGGCAAAGGCGAAGGTGATCAAAATGCGGTGGATACAGACACAAGCAAACTGGATATGAACAATCCTGAACATCGTAAACTGTTTAAACAGATTATGAATGGCAAGGGTGTTAATATCTAAACCATAAACAAGGAGAACTATTATGGCAGTAACAACAAGTGGTGCAGGTGGTATACAGGAACTATATTCAAATGTAGTCCAAACCGCATTGTATCAAATCAGCGAACAGACTGTGATCCGTCCTTTAGTTAAACAATTTGACTTATCAGGGACTCCTGGTCTAATCGCACAAATACCAATCTTCCCAGCAATTTCTGCATCTAACTTAACAGAAGGATCAGACTTAGTTGTGGGAACAGACGACGCTACTTTCAACACAACAGCAGTAGAAGTTACTTGTGCTGAAAAAGGTGTATTAGTTTCTTTAACTGACTTGGCAAGAGACGCGGCAACAGGTGATGTTGGTGCGGCAATTGGAAGACAGATTGGAGACGCTATGGCGAAGAAAATTGACACAGATTTAGCGGCATTATTCTCAGGGTTTTCAAACACTGTTGGATCAGGTGCTAACGAATTGACTGTTGAGGACATCTTCAAAGCGGCGGCAATCCTAAGATCAGGCAATGGCACAGAAGTTGTTCCAGGACCTTATGTAGGATTCTTACACCCTAAACAAGCGTTCCAAATCAAGAAACAATTAACAAACGCTGGTAACACCAACATGGTAAACCCATCTAATGTAGGTAATTCTGCATTAATTTCTGGTTCTATCGGCCGTATCGCAGGAATTGACCTATATGAAACATCAGTAATCACTGGTGACTCAGCAGGTGCATTTGCTGGTTGTGTTATGAGTTCTGAAGCATTAGCATATGTTGCCAAAAGACCTATGTCTATCGCAATTCAAAGAGACGAGTCATATCGTCTAACGGAATTCGTGGGCACTATGGCGTATGGTGTTAAAGAACTAAGAGACACATACGGTGTTCAATTGTTAGGAGATGCGAACTTATAATAAATAAGTTTGTTACTTCATTAACATATACGAGGGGGGCGGTAGCAATATCGCCCTTCTTTTTTTATGAACTGTCAATAAATAATTTTTGAAAGGGTGTGCTAATTCCACCCTTTCGCTAACAATAGAATAAATAAACTAGAACAAAAAGGATTTGTTCTTTCAATTAACAATTAAGGAGGGGAGCACCCTTTTATGGCGACATTATTAACCATAACAGATATCAAAAAATACGAACCCAACATAGATGAATACGGCATCAGCGATCTATCACAAGAGATAGCAGACGCTCAAGCAGATGTGTTCAGATGGATGAGAGCAAATTGGTGGCCTATGCAGGCATATGCTAAATTTGATTACAAAAGATTAAATTTAGGTGCCAATGAACCCAATGAAGATTTGTATAATGCAAGTCAATTGACTCGTGCCGCTGTGTATTGGTGTTTGGGATATCACATAATGCCTAAACTTGCTAAATTTTCTGATGAAATGGACATGTTTGAAAGAAAAATGGATTTCTACAGAAAAGAAGCGTCAAGAGAACTTGATGCTGTTATGCAGGACGGAATTGAATATGATTTTGATTCATCGGGCACTGTCACAGACGCTGAAAAAGAACCGCAATACTACCTCCGTTTAAAAAGGTAGCGGATGTCCAATAGAGAATCTATTATTACCAACATTGTTGCTGTGCTAGGAGACATGCACTCACCAAGACCATCTTTCATCACAAGAGAAACATTTGATGTTGAAAAATTAGCAATCACACAATTTCCTGCTGTGTTGGTCACAACAGGCAACGAAACAAGAGAAGACAATGCCATGGGTGGCATAAGAAGAGGTGTGATAGAAATCAATGTGAGAGGGTATGTGAGATCAGATGGTAGAACCAGTTATGTGCAGACTGTGGATGAAAAACGCAATGAACTGATTGAAAGATTGGAAGAAACATTAAACAATGACAGAGCAAGAGAAGTCAGCAATAAAGCAGTAACCACCAGAGTAAGATCAATTGAAATTTTGGACAGACCAGCACCATTGGGAGAATTCTTAATGATTGTGGAAGTGCAATATTCATTTACTAAAGGAGCAGTGTAATGGTAAAATACTACAGAGTAAACAAACAGCATCAATCACAACTGATTGAACAAGACAAAATTACGAGATTTCTTGAAGAAGGTTGGCAATTGGAAGATTCAACTCAAGTTGAAAAATCAAAACCAAGCAGAAGCAAGAAAAAAAGCAATCGCCAAGCAATCACGGCGACTGCTGACATTCAAACCTCAATAGAAAACACATTGAAAGATGTGGAAGATATTGAAACATCAACAACGGTCGATGGAAGTGTATCTACAGTGTCGCTTGACAAAGTGGATGGAGATGACCACGACAACAACTAAGGAGAACAGGATGGCAATCAACGGTGAAAATGGCACGGTAAAATACAGTGCTGATTCAGGTGCGGTGGCAACTGCTGTAGGTTCTGTAAGATCTTGGAGTGTTGAACATACTAAGGACACT